ATCCATCATTGTCACCGTCCCAAGCTCTCTGTACGCTCTGAGCAGCTTTAGCCTCAAGCATTGGCATTAGAGCAGCGTCAGCAGAAGGCGTTTCAGCGCACACTCTAGAGGCCAATCCGTTAATTATCGCTTCAAGCCAGCGATTAGGTATCTCTATCTCCTGCTGCAAATTATCTGTGTCCATAATCTGACGATGTCGCCAAAGAACTAACTGATATTTTTCAGAAGCAGCGTTTGGGGCAGGCCATAGGTTAACTAACGGCTGCGGTATATCGCGCTGATAATAAAAACTGCTCGGACGCCCAGAAAAGACCAAATTACTCTGATTGACGTAATTATCTCTGCTCAAGATCCCTAAAGGGATGGCTTGAGGCATATTTCCTAGCGTTATTGACGTATAAGAAATTGTTGAAGCGCCGTCAGTAGGCACTATCCTGAAGTATTGCCTCGCTAAAGCGCCAGTTATTTGAGTCCAAGTGATGTTTCCAGCAACTGCCGTCAAATTAGTCGATAAATCTAGGCTAGTAGAGGTTCCGACGTCAGTCCAAGTAATATTGTCTGGACTTGTCTGAAAAGTGACGGGAATAGCTGCTGCGGACCACTTTATGCCAATAAAATTAACAATTGTTGGCGTAGTAAAGTTGACTAAATAGGAAGTATTAACGGCTGTAACAGTTCCGCTCAACTCCTGAAGCACGTTCAGGTTTAAATTAAGAACATCTATCGTGCCTTTTGGCAGCGTAACAATTTGATTGTTCTCGTAAAGCGGCAGGATTTGCTGCTCTACGCACCAAGCAGGCGTCCTAATGTTTGCAAGCTCGTCGAGCATAAACGACAGAGAATCAAGAGCGTACTCTTGCATCTCTGACGTTATTGCTTGAGCTGGTAGGCGACATCTCCTAAAAGCATGATCGATCACTTTCAGGGCGTTGAATGTTTTTACGCCAATGTTGCCTGAGTACGCCATATCGTTTCCACATAAATTTTAACTATTATGGTTGCTGATACAGCACACCCTCTGAAGAATGGTAGCTAGTTTTACCAGTGGTTCTTCATGGTTCCCATGTTGGTAAAGCCTGTGACTGATCCGCCCTTGCTATAGCCTTGAGCACTGCTCTTATTACCTGAATTAGCTCGGTTTCCCATAGATTTCTCCATGCCCCTGCTTTCATTTCGTCGAGCTTTCATTGGCTGGCTTTTCTTGCCATTTCGAGCGCCCATAGAGTCGTCTAAACGATCATTGTAGCCCTGCTTCATCCCGCCCTTTGCGTAACCTTTGCTCTTCATCATATTAATTCACCTAATTCATCTTAGAAAATGATTTAGCGAGATTAGCTCGCTTCATTGTTTTAGCTGACGGCTTTGGACCGCCTGCAGTTGCTGGTTTCCCAGATGCAACCTTATTTATCTTGCCTTTAGGGATCGGTTGGCCCTCTTTGACATCCATATACTCGCGCAGAGCACCTGGTTTCTTTACAGCGCCTTTAATCCAATCTTTTTTTGAGCCTCCTTCTGCCGCTCTGAAGCCTTGCTTTGCCTCATCTCGCAAACGACCCATTTCATCCCGAGCATTTCGCTCGCGAGAGCCAACTCTAGCTTCTTGAGCGCGCTTATCTCTGCGCTCTGCAGCGTCCTTTGGCTTGCGCCTTTTAACTCTACGCATTTCGTCAGAAGCGTTGTCTTGAACGCCAATAACGCGAGCTTCTTCGTCCCGAAGATTTCTTCCGCCACGACTCATTTTCTTTGGAGTAGATGACTTAGTAAATCCAAAGTCCGAAGGGAACTCAAATTCGTCCGTATAGTTAATAGTCACTAGTAACCGCCTCCGGCACTATTTACATAGAATGTAATGGTAGCTCCTGCGGTGAATGAGTTAACTCTCAACAATACAGCTCGACAGCTTGGATTTCCGTTAGCCAACGTATCTGTTGTTTTAGTAGTCAAATCCGTAATAGGAGCGCCTAAATTTAAGTAAAACTCAGAATCGTTAATATCTTGAGTGTAATCATCAAAAATATTGGCTGGCGTTTGAAACACTGTGTAATTAATAGTGCCTGTAACGTGAACAAATATCATCGGAGATGTCGTGGTGTTTTCTAAATTAACCCACGCTGTTGTGGCTTCATTCGCTAAAATACCAACCGCAAGAGTTAATGCTCCTGCGCCTGCGCCCATAGTCGCGCTGGGCTGAATAGAAACAATAGTCTTAAACTGACGGCTTGTAGCAACAGTCGCGCCACTTGCCGGCCCTATCAAACTTTCTTGAACAGGATTGCTCCCGCCATCAGTGCCGATAATTGTAAAAGTAATTCCGGCCAACGTAGCCTGAACAGGAGCAGTTAAAGTGACTTTGTGCGCTAAGCCGTCAGTGGTACTAGTAGTGGTCGGGGCCACAGCCGCGCCAGTGCTAGTAAAGCCCTGTGCATTGAAAAACGCAGGAGCAGTGTCTAACGGTGTTAGCGTCCCTATCTTTACTGGTCTCATAACCAATCCTCCTTTTTATTAAGATTAAGAGTTAGGAGGCGTAAGCAGAGTAGTTGACCGCTTGTTGATAAAGAATTGTGAAGCGAATAGTGCCATTTGTAGTAGCGCCTGTTGTTGTCACAGTTACAGAAATATCGTTGTTTCCTGTATTGTCCCACAAAAGAGAACCACCTGCGTTTGTCGTAGGATATCTACGCCCAGTCCCACCAGCGACAGTAACACTGTAGCCGTTAATTATTGCAGCGTTACCCGCTACAGTGTCGCCGATACTCAAAACACAAGTTGCGCCTGCCATAACTTCAACAACATCAATAACCACGTCAATTATTTGAGATTTAGCGGGTATCACTAATCCCGTAGCGGTAGCTGTTTGAGCGCCGCTCTCTGTTCCAAACTGGTAGGACTGAGCCATTACGACCTGACCTACGTTTTTCATGTCAGAACCTAATGTCGTACCTGTAGTTGCTGCGATTGTGCCTGCTTTAATTGGACCTGAAAAAGTAGTAGAACCCATAATAAATTCCTCACATGCGAGTTAAAAGATCTTGCCGCTGTCTGCATGTCGTCAGTCTTAGACTGTCAGCAACAAAATTAAATTTGGTAAAACTCTCCCCAACCTCAAGCAAAAATGGGAGTACAAAAAAATCTTGAGGTTAGGGAGGACACTTACTTACACACCAGCCGTACCGAACACACCGCGAGGATCTGTCCAGCCAACAGTGTAACGCTCTGTCGCTTTATAGCGCATAGAGTCCGTTGCAAAGTCGCCTTCCATAGACTTCTCTAGACCACGACGCATGAGAAGCTTTAAGCCTTCAGGCGCGTCAGTCTGTACCCACCATGCGGTGGTAGAAGTAATACGGGAAAGGTTAGCCTGACCGTCCGCCAACAAACCCATCGACTTGATGGCGTTGATGTCGTTGTCAGCCGTTCCGCTTCTCAGCACTGACTTGAGCAGAGTTTCCGCTTGGAAAACATTGCTTGGGCCAGTAACAATCTGAGTAGGCGTCAAACGAATACGCTTGCCGTTGTTGTCAACAGCGTTGCGGATTTGAATGAGCATCTGCTCAAGAGAAGTCTGAGAAAGTGCAGCAGCGACGTTAAGTACGTTGCTGAAAGTTCCGTTGACAATCGGGTGAGCATTACTGCTCAACGACACACCATCACCACCTGTAAAGGCTGCGTTAAACGCACGGTTCATGATGTTAGCCGTTAGCGTCTCTTTCGTCTCAATCAAAGATTGCGCCAAGTGCTTAGCGTAAGTTTGACCGATACGGATGTGATCGCCATCTTCAACCAAGACTTTGGTCAGTGCAAAAGCAAGGCCGTAGACGTGATAAAGATAACGCTGCACAAACAAGATGCCGCCTGATTGGTAAGTTACAGCCATACCGTCTGGAAGCTCAGGTGCCGCACCAAAACCATAAAGAACGGGTTCTTCATGATAGTTGCGTGGAATACCTTTCTGCTCGCGGAAAACCGCCTTCCATTCGTCAGCTCTTTGTTCATAAACTCCGTCAAATACTTCGTTGAGAATAGGCTCAACTACCGATCGGAAGTCCGTACTACGCATTGGAGTAGCCATGTCTTAGACCTCCTTTAGACTGAGTTTACGGAAGCTTTGTACTGGTGCTCATTTATACGAACTGAGACCTTTACAAATGCATCTGTAATCAAGTTGTTGGGACCACCCGCAATACCTGTAATCTGGTACTGACCAGAGGTAGTTTGGATAGCTGTGAGGGAAGTGCTTGACAAACCTGTTGCGGTTGCACCGCCTGGTGTTGCTACGGTCCAATCACACTCCTCGCCAACCGCTGTTTGAACAGTCGTTCCAGCCGCTGGGTTGGGGTACTCAACATCAAATATAGTTTCTGGATCGTCATAAACGAATGCCACAATATTTGTTGCTGTTGCGCTCGCAGGCCAAAATGGCGAGAGAGTTGGTTTTCCTAAAGCGTCGTCATATTGAACGCCAGCAAAGATACCCAAATTAAGGATACCTGCAACTGTGCCGCCACGAGTTCCGTTGGAAGTTGCTAGTTGAATAGTACCGGCATCAACTAGTTTTACAGGGTCGCCAGAGAATATGTTTTGGGCATATCCAGAGGCAATAGTGTAGGCTTTCGCCGTAATTCTACCACTGTTGTGATAGGAAGCGCGGAAGCCAAATGCTTCAGTAGTCGCTGACATACTGAACTCCTTTGGTTAAATAGATTGCTCGTCAGACAAGGTCAAATTGACCAAGTCGCTTTTCACCAAGCTCTTTATTACCGTCGCCCTGACTAATGCTACTACCGCTCGCTTCAGCCTGCTGCTGCAGGAAGTCCGCCGTATCTGTCAACTTGCCTTCTTCTCTTTGCGGAGCGTCATGATGGGCTTCCATCATATACTTCTCGTACAAAGACATAGGCAACTTGAACGCCAGCATTTCGTTAACCCCAATGAATCCTGTCCACTCCCCAGATTTAAGGGTAGCGTATTCCCAGCCAGGAATATCTTCTGGCTTTACAGCCTCGTAACCTAAACGGATACGAGCTTGGATTGAATCGCGAGGGTTAGTCGTCGTAAGCCAGCACATATGCCAGCCGGGTAATTCAGGTAAATCAGGCAGTGATGTCTGAAATAATTGTTGACGGAACATTTCTACCCGCTCACTTTCTGTGACTTCTCGATTTTCGGTGTGCGCGCGATCAACCATCGCACGGTTTTCCCGTCCTTCGTCTACGGATTTCTTTACTCGTTCGTCTGTTTTGCTCATGTCTAGTCGCTCCTTTAGTCAGCGATTGATTTAGTATGTGTCATAGATACTCAACAACGCAAGTGCTTTATTATCGCCTATACGTTGCTCTTGTCGTAAGCTGCGTACTGCTTAACGTATCGAGTCCTTAACACTGGGTCGTCCCAAACGCCGGCATCTATAAGAGCCGCCTTGCGTTCTGGACTGATGTACACTTCTTTTCTAGTAGAGTTTGGCGCGTGTTCCTTTCCTGATCCTACAGCGGGACCGCCTCTAGCCTTCCGAGATTTTTTTTCGGGCTTACTAGGAACGTGATCTTCAAAGAGATCGGGCAGTCTGCGAGCGGATCTTGAGGTTAGCTCTTCCCAGTATTCTTCAGTTTGAGGATTGTAGCCATCCCTGCTTAGAGACTGATCTATAGCCATTACAATGGCGGAGTCTTCATCTAAGCCGTTGCTGTCATACCACGGGTTGTCTTCCATAAACTGTCTGGCAAAGTGCATGGTCCTGTCGTCAACTGGAGGAGACGCGGCTTGCTGAGCTTCTTGCTGAGCAATTTGCTGTTTCCTGTAGCTTAGTTGCTGAGCCTTAGTTTTCGCTTCATCGCGATACTTCATTGCTTTAGCTACGTCTTGACCGTTATTGTCTTCAACAGCTTTGGCGATAACTCGATCAGCCATGCCAATTTCCTTGTTGGCTTGAGCTATTGCCTGATCAAATCCAGACTGGTCCTGCTTTCTGGCGCGAGTCTCTTGATCTGTTAATCGTCTTTCGAGGTCATCGTTTCGCCCTCGCAAGAAGTCCAGCTCAGTCTTGTCGCGCTTTATCGCGGTCTCGCGGCGCTCCTTTCGATCAACTTTCTCTTTTCGACGTCGTTGTCGAATAGCCTCACGCTCGGAGTCGTCGTCATCGTCAACCTCGACTGAGACTCGATCATCATCATCTACGGCTTCCTCTGCAGGATCGTCCTCGACAATAATAATGCTTTCGTTCTCGCTTTTACTTTCGTCGTCTTCTATCAAGACGGTGTCATCTCTTTCTTCGCTCATTACTCATCTCCTTATCAGATGAACGCCTTGACTTTAAGTGGGTCACCAGTAACGCTGCCCATGATGTCAAGGTCATTAAAGATTACAAACATTGCGGTATCGCCTTTCACGTCATCAGGCAGCTCAACTTCCCACCTGTCTCCGCCATACTTAGCTACTCTGACCATGTCGCCAGCTTGGCACCAATCTCCTTCAGGCCAGCTTTCCATCGTGTTTCGATTTTTGAAAGCTAACGGACCAACTGCTACAACCTTTCCGATTTGAGTATTCCACTTCTCTGTGTCGGTAGTGTCGTTAGTTAGTATTATTCCACCAGAAGTCTTGCTTTTAGCGGTGCGTATTTGGATCAGAACACGGCTACCGAAAGGCCGAATACCAGCATCTACTGCTGGGAAAGCCTCCGCGAGCGCGTCCTCATAAGTCATTGTTTCCATTTTCATCCTCATCTATTAAGTTTAAGAGCACGTCAATAGCTGCTTCATATCCAGCAACCATTCCAACGCGATAGCCGTACTCGAAACCATCGCGCTTCTGAGGCTTCCTCAACGCTTCAAGCGCAAACTCTGCTTGATCTGCCTTGAGGATATTCAGAAATTTAGATTCTATATTCACTAAGCGTTATTTTCCCCTGCATAGAGATTGTCAAAAACTCGATTAACGTCCAGCGTGTAATCCAAGTCAGACTTGCTGTAATGGATATGCTGAGACGGCCTAAAGTCAGGAGCGCCTTCGCCCAACTCAAACCAAGCAGGGTGACTTACCCTCACGCGGTTATTTGGAAGCGCCACTATGTTTCCTGTCCACTTTCCAGCATCAAGAAGTTCTAAGACGTGCGCCTGCTTATGCTGGGCTGGATCGTCTGCAACTTCTGAGTCGGTGTAGTCAACAGTAAAGTAATACTTAGCCGGATAGAGTTCTCCGTCTATTTTTGCCAGCCAAGGACTTGGCGAGCATCTTTCTAGGACATAGACGCTATGGGTTCGTGATGCACAATCCCACGGTTGAGCGTCGTGTGTAGCCATTGCCTCGGGCCACTCCGCTACAGCGGTGTCTCCCATCAGAGCTGTTATAGGCATTCTCGCCCACATAGCTCCGCCGTGAACATTCGGCTCCTCTGTGTCGTAGGTTTCAGCTCCCGTAAAAATCATCTGAAAGCTTAGACATCTGCTAGGCAGTGTCGTTACCGCTACGGCCATCGCGTGAATAAACTCACCATGATACTTCTCATGGTTGTGAGTGTATTCCTTCCTGACCCAGCACTTAAAGTGCGGTATGTTGCCCTGAAGAAACGCCATTAAACGTCAGCCCCAGGGTCAATTCCTTTGCCGTTAGTCAGCGAGGTCTTCTCGCCGGTAATAACTTCTAAGGCCGCAAGCTCCTTAGCCGTCATGTTGTCCGCAGTGTTCATGCGCTCTCTTGCCGCTAAATCCTCCGCCTTACGAGCGTTCTCGTTTTGCTCGCGAGTATTCATGCGGTCTGTCTCGGACATCTCGCTAATGTTGTTTCTCTCTGTCGCGGACAGCTCACGAAGGCCAGCCAGCTCGGCGTCCTCCTGCCGATCAGCTTCTTGAGACGCAAGCTTAGCCAGCTCCATTTCTGCAGCCTGCTGCATTTTAAGTTGAGAAATCTGAGTGGATGCGTCCAGCTTGGCTTGGTCTAGTTGAATCTTGGCACCATCGCGCTGCATGGAGGTTTCCATCTTAGCCTGCTCTATCTGGAGTTTAGCCTGCTCAAGCTGCATATCCGCCTGCATTTTAGCCTGCTGTATCTGCATCTTATTCTGATCAGTCTGCATGTCTGACTGCATCTTGGCCTGATCAATCTGGAGTCTAGCTCCGTCACGCTCGGTGCGCTGCTGGAGTTCTCCTTGCTTGATTTCTGCGCTGAGCTGCGCTATTTGCATCGCGTCACCTTGCTGCGCGGCAGGATCTTGAGGCTTGAACTGCTCCGCAGCCTCGTTAATCATACCCAGCTCTTGAGCGATTCCGGTAGATCCAAGCTGCTCTTCAATGAACCTTTGGACCTCTAGTATTACCTTAACTTGATCCTCAGCCTCTTCAGGGATTAATCCTTCGCTCTGGGCTATATCGACCGCGTTGTGAGCCTCGGCCAAGTAATAATTTAAGATATGATCTTTTAAATGCATTGACATTGGATACAAAAACGTGCTCGCGATAGCTGGGTTAGACCCAAACAGTGGCGACTTCAAGAACGGCAAGTGAACTTGCAAGTGAGCCATGTGATCTTGCTCGGTAAGGACGTATATGCCCTGTCCCATCGCAGCGGCCACGTTCTCGCTTACCGGATCTCTGTCCTCTTCTCCGACTTTCGGGGCCATTACCTCAGACGCCGGAACCTTTAGCGTTCGTAGGAACATTTCCTCGATGGCGATTGGATCGTACAGTTGAGGCACAATCTGAGCACGGGCCATGATGGCCTGTATCTGAGCAAACCTCTGAGCCTCGCTGAAGATCGCGGGGTTGCTGATCGGGACCACGTCTGCGGGTCCGTCAAAGTCTTCCGCTGATATTTCAAGCCCTGTATCAAGCGCGTCTAGCTCTTCATCCGTATAGTACATGCTGTTGATGCGGTGCAGGATGTTAAAGCTTCTCGCCATAGAGGCGTGTAAGCGCGAGTGTATAGAGCTGAATACAACCATTCCCTGCTCGATGATAGCCATCGTTGTGCCAACTGGCGCATTAGGGTTCTGATCGTTAAACTTCTCGAAAGATGTCTGGACAACGCCCTTGCCTGCGTCAACCAAGAATCCTAGCAACTGAAACAGCGTAGGGCTTGGTCCCGCAAAAGGTAGCGGCATAGCCAGCTTTCTAACGTCGTCAATTAGCGCGCCGCCTTCCATCTCTACAATCTCAGTAGGCTGCACGTTAAGCGTCTGACCGTTAGGACCGCCCTTGAGCTTGAGCAGGGTTGGCACGTTTTGAATGTAAGCAGAGTCGAGCAACGCTCTAAGTGCTCCAGTAGCAGCGCCACTTAATCCGCCGATCATGTGAGTCAGGCCGATAGGGTAAGCGCCACGCCACGGTACGAACGGAAATTCAACAAGCCAGTGGAGTTCTTTCTGCCTATCGTCGTCCTCTTCCCAGTTCCGGTAAAGGCACAGCGGCAGCTCGCTAGACTTATCGACGCTAAGAATGTATGGCGCTAAGCCTTCTCCGTCTTCAAAGTCCATGAAGGTGTATATCTCAAAGATTGTTCGCAGGCCGTCCTCGTTGTAAGAGGTATTCTGCTTTCCTTCGATTTTTTCGTTAGCTCTCTCTGCCGCGCTGAAAGTAGGCTCTGTCGGAGACGGAAGGTCCACGTCGGCGTACATGCCGGCCTCGACTCTCTTTTCGTACTCCATCTCGGTGATGTACTGAACGTGAGTCTTTCTCTCAGCCGTATAGAAGTTAGTCGCGGAGAACGGCAGGTAGATGTCGTCGATAGGAACGAACTCAGACGTTGGCCGCATGAATCTAGAGTTCCACATAAACTTCATGTACTGACCGCCGCCCAGCGGTAGCTGAGTGCTGAGCTGCTCAAGCTCGGACCTGAACTCAACCATCTGCTCGGTCGTCTGCCAGTTCATAAACTCAGTCTTACGCTGAGCCTTGCCAACCTTAGCCTTGTCAGCCTCGCCCAGTATCTTAGACTTTACGGGTCCGGTCGGAGGGAATACCTCTTTGATGAATCGAGCAGAGAAATCGACGCAAGCCTCGACTAGCATCGGGTGGACAACCTTGTTGGCTCCACTGAACTGAGCACCGCCTGGTGCGTCATCGCCAAGGCCAGTACGTCTTAGCCCTTCTTCGTACTGCAGGTCTCTCTTCTGACGGGCCTCTTTATCTCGCTCGATCTTCGTCATCAAGTCATTGATTGAGGTCTTTAGCAGCGAGGCGTCAACATCGTCAACAATGTTAGCGAAGTGATCGGATGCTTCTCTGACAGAGATCTTCTCCATCATAACAACAGCACCGCCGTCCTCGGTGTCTTCAAAGTCCAGCTCTTCCTCTGGAATCTCTACCATCGTGATTTCTTGCTCTACTTCAACTTCTAGTTCATCAGCCACGTTAAGCTTCCTGTAGTATGAGTTCAGCCATTCGATTAATTCGTTCAGGATTGTATGTTACTGAGCCGCCTTTAGCGTACCCATCGGCTAGTATTTCTTGAGCCATCAAGTTAATTCTCTCGGGATTATACTCTGCGCTAACTAATCCTCCACGGCTCATTCCGTTAATCTCCCCTGTATCTTTTTGAGTAGCGATGTCATATCTGAACTTCTGCCAATTAGGATATTGTGGTTTGCTCCACATCGGACCACTAAAAACCTTATCAACTAAATCGGGCAGCTCTGAAAAGCTAACGAACCTGTCAGCCTCCTTAAAGCGCATCGCATCACGGCCTTGTGTAGTAAGCATGTCAGTAGCTTCTTGGATCAAGGCGACGGCGTTGTATTCAACCCCAAGACCGTCAGCGTTTCCAAAATCTCCTTCCCCAATCATCTGACCCAGTCTTGCTTGAAGAGGTTGATAACCTTCTGTTATTGGTCTTCTATCGCCGTCTCTAAATGGAGCTAAGTCTAATAAGTCAAACTGGTTCAAATCTTTATCTACCATCGCAACGTCAGCAAGATTAGTCGAGCGGTTTGTCTCGTTTAAAAAGTCTTTAGTAGAGCGAGAAAGCTTTTCTCTATACTCAGGATCTCTTCTCATGTACTCTTGCGACCTACCGTCTTCCGCATCAAACGAATTTTCAGGCGGTTTGATTTCGTTAATTATTTCAAACTCATCCTCATCAAAGTAGAGGTCTTCGCCCTCCTTCCCAGTAACTTTAACCGTATTAATTTGAACGTGTGGCCTAGCGTCCGCATCAAGAAGAACGGTTAAAAACGCGGGAGATGGACCAAATCTTGGCTGGTCATATTGGCTTCCGTATGAACTTGCATAACCTTCTTGCTTCGTACACCAGCCAGCCGCTCCTCCAACCACTTGGCAAGTCCTCATGTTGTCAGTGGCTAAGTCCATTGTGTCTGGAAGCTCTACCCACTTGCCACCCTTCCCGCTCTCTGTAAAAGAGATATCAAGATCCTCGTCTATCGATTTTGGTTTTCTGAGAAGAATTGACTGCAGCTCTTTGTCTATTTCGCCTTGACGCCAATCGTTAACCTTAGCGACGTGTGCAGAGGCTTGCGGCACAGTCATCTTAACTAGCTTGTCTTTGTTTATCATAAGCTTTTCGGGCAATCCAGAATCAGGATCTAGAGAATTACTCAGCTCATCTACAAGGTGATCAAAGTTTAAGTTTTCCGCAAGGCTTGGGTTTCCAACATAGTTTATCCTGTCGTTTTGATTGGCAGCATTTTTAAGCCACTGGTTTCCCGTTATGTTCTCATAACCGTCAATGAACCCACCCGAGCGAGACGGATCTATGAAGTTACCAACCATCGCGTTATCAATTTGAAAGTCAGCGGCTACTTCCCAAGCCCTTCCTAAATCTGTCTTTCCGTCTAGAGAGATAATCTTATCTGCATGGGCAGATCCTGCCCAAGAGCCAGTGTTGGCATCCCCTAGCCCAGCGTATTCATCTCTATTGAACGGATCAGGAGAATGAATTGGCTTACCCTCGTCGGCCATCTTTCTGATGCCATCTCCTGCCGTAGACAGATCGTTTTTTACATAACCAACCAGCTTCTTGTTAATCCATTCGTTTAGCTCAACAGCTCCAGGCTGCTGCCTCGATAGCACTGAGTCATAAGCCTTTCCATAGTTAGCTTTAACCCATCTGTAAAATACTTCGTTTTTCTGAGAATTGCTCATATCTGGATATCCGTCGATATTATCCTCGTATTCTTTCCAACCCTCTTGAATCTCCTTCTGGAATACCTGTTGCCGCCTAAGCTCTTGAAGTTGCAGGCTCTGACGCTCCTGTTGGTCCGCGACTTTTATGATCGGCCTGCGTCCGGCCACATCCCTTATAAAATCTGCATCGAAACGTCCTGATTGATCTCTAAGTATCGGAGTTCGATTGATTGGGTATAGAGCTAATTCTGGAGAAAGTTTAGGTCCGTCTGATGAATAATATAAGCTATCTCCATCATCCAGCGGCCAGTTACCGCCCTTCTCCTTCGTAGACAGTTGACGTGCTCCCATAGCCTCATACATTTCCTGCAGGTCACTATAGTCAGCGTCAACCGCACGATCGGCAGCTTCATTGATCGCGACCCTGTCTGGATCTAGCCTAATCGGAGCCTCTGGACTGTCCGAGTTCATCCCAGTCGCTCTCCTTAGGGCGCTGACTCCGGCGGCTACCGGCACAACTTCGCCGACAGTAAATGCGTTCTCTAGCCCAAACCTAGTCCGCTCGTCAAGCTCACCGTACCGATCGCCAATGTATTCTGCAGCTTCGGGGATGGGTCCGAGATTGTCCTTGTTCTCTTCGTACTTCCTAGCTAGAGCCTGCATTCCTTCGCTCATCGCGCCAGTAAACGCTTGGTTAACATCTCGACCAGTGCTGGTTCTAGGGTTGTAGTTCAGCGCCTCGTTGTACCTAATGTTGTCAGCCTTCAGCTCTTCAATGGTCTTGTCGGTAAAGAACTGGTCCGACAATGACGCGGCTGAAGAGATCACCGGACCCGCAACGCCTGACAAAAAGTCTGCGCCAATGTCGCCGAGCGCAAGTATCGTGCTGTCGTCGGTGTCAAACGACACGCCTCCACCCTCGGCATAGCCCATGCTCTGCAGATGCTTTAAGTATTCTTCGTCTATAGTCTGACTGGGAAGACCCTTGTTTGTGTATCCTAGCTTAGCGTTGTACCCGTACTCACGCGGACCCCACTGCCTCTTTTCTGCTATTAATCCTTCTCTCTTTTTAGCTTCAAACAACTCTCTACCGTATTGATCAACATTAGGCATGCCTATCTCAAAAGGCACAGGCTCAAAGATTCTATCAGAAGCCGCCTCTCCCATGATTTGTTCTTTAAACCCAGGGTGAGCGTCAGGCATTGTTACAGCGCCTCTATCTGGCGTCGGCCTAATGATTGTCGGACCTAAAGCAAGCGTGGGCGCGCCAATAAGGGATGGCTCGGTAGAGTCTAAGAGAATCTTTTCGTAGTCAAATATCTGTCCTTTACGAGATCCGAGCGGCACGGTAACAGGGTTTGGATCAAGCGGCTCAAGACCTGAATCAATACGCTTCTTGTTAAGGGCTTCGCGAGTCTCAATTACTTTCTTTGCAGTGACTATTGTCTCTGGCTTCCTGCCGCTCATTATGTCAGCTAAATCGGATCTACCCTTGAAGGTATCCTCTCTAAGAACTGCCCATGTATTAGGGTCCAGTATGTCTAACTTCTCTCCCGTGATAGCCTCTAGGTTTATGTTTATCTTCTCTCTCTGCTCTGGCGAAAGCATGTTCTTCTTGGCCGCAGAGAACCACGCCTTCTTGAGCTTCTTGAACACTTCCTTGTTTGTGCGAAGCTGATCTGCAGCTCCTATCAGCGGAATGATCAAGGTTCCGTCTGGCTTTATGTCCGGTTGTGACCCGTATCTGTCGGGGCTTTTTATATTGTTTGTAAGCTCTGTTGACGTTTGAGAAGCGTCCACTGCCCATACTGGATAGTCAGTGCTATTGCCGTCAGAGTCGAGCATCCTCGACACAGGATACTCTCCGAACTCAGCGTTGAAAGCTTCGGACATCTTGTTGTACTGCCGTCCGATGAACGGATATCCTGGGCCTGCACCGTCGATGGTTCCCGTCCTGTCAGACTGGGTAACAAACATCTTGGTTCTTTGATCGAGTATGTTCATGTCGCCAAGGATTTCAGACAACGCCTTAATCTCTGGCAACTGCTCAGCCATCTGCTTGGCCGAGGCAGAGCGAGCTATCCTTCGACCGTAATCCGTTATCTTTCCGTCCTTGAAAGACTTAGCCAGATCCTCTCTGCTAAACGGCACGTCAATTTCTTTGAGCTGCAACGCTCCTGTCTCTTCTAGTCTTTCCCGAAGCAGATCGTAAGCTTCTGGCTCGGGAACATTAGCTGCCGCGTCATCAATCGCAGCTTTAGCAGCGACTCTTTGCGCCCTGTTTACTAGCGCAATGACGGGCGCGACTGGCACTATTTCGCCCGCTGTAAATAGATTGCTTATCGCAAACTTTGTCCTGTCGGTGAACGTCTCGTCATACTTCTTAGAAAGTCTTTTTACGGCAGGGACTGGGTCATACATTCCTAAGCCTTCTCTGTCGGGATCTTGCGCGTCAAGCTCGTTGTACTTGTTAGCGAGTGCTTGCATACCTGAAGACGCAGCGTCAATGAACCCTTCATTGATCGCCTGACCCTGCTCTGTCCTTGGGCTGTAGTTGAGCATGTCGTCAACGTAAGCCTTCTCTTCCATTAGCTGATCGAGAGGCTTGTCGGTAAACGCTTGATTACCTAGTGAGATCCCAGAAGAAATGATGGGGCCAGCGAATCCACTGATCGCATCCAGCCCGACATCCGTCATCGTGCTCGGACCACTGACGGTTCCTCCATCAGCCCACTTGACTTTGTTTGCCCAGTAAGCTGCAGATGCTGGACCCTTAGCGATGTTAGATGCGTGACGAGCCTTGAAAGACTTACGCTTAGCTTTAGTCTTTGCCGAGTCATTAGCCTTTGGCTTTCCGGCAGTGCTCGCGCCTTGCTCGCCAAAGCGAATCATCTTGTCTTTGCCATCGACCCTTGTCTTGACGACGTGAGATTTTGTGGCGTGGTTGGGCGTTCGACGCGGCGTGTTTAGTTCAAGATCATCTTTAATGGACATTGTAAATCCTATGCAGCGTATGGATTAGAAATTTGCGATGGCTCGACGCGGCGCTCGTCGGGATCTCTCGCCTGCGGCAGCTCAAACCATCTGTCATCTCTGAAGTAGATGATGGCCTGAGTAAATGTGTCAACGTAATCATCGTGCGCTGCAATCGGGAATTTTGAAAGCTCCTTAATAAAGTCTTCAGACCAACTAACAAAGTTGCCGGGATTCTTTTTAGACTCCGGCACCCACACCATTTCCAACTCAAGCGTTGGAGCTGCTTGATGAGCACGGCTAACCTTGTCAGCGTTACCAGGGTTATAGCCGATAGCAGGCACTTTAGCTAACCGAAGGTCTTGAAGCAATGACTGTCCACTAGCCTTGGCTTCGACTAATATTCTATCGGGCCGGCGCGGTCGCGAGAACTGGCTGTCGGCTGTCATTCCTCCGTACTCTGTATTCCAATCCTTGATCGCTCGCTCTCTCAAGTCAGGATAGCCGAGGTGCTCGGCCCATGCGTCGATGAGCATGACGTTGTGCGCGCCTTCGTGCGTGAAGATGGCCCAGACGCTACACGCCGTGGGATCGCCTGTCGTCTTCTCAGTGAACGCGCAGTCATAGCTTTGCAGTATGTACTCAAACGGCGGCAGTCCTTTTTCCGCCGGCCACATCTGCAGGAACTTAGTCTTGAGAATTCCGCCCTCGCTTGGCGATGGGTCTTGCTGTAGCTGTCCCGCTGTACCGTAAGCGCCGAGCAGTTTCTTCAGCGTGGCTATCTCTTCCTCACCAAAACGCTCGGGGCATATCAGCTCGCCCTTAGTCTTGCGCGGGTCGTAGGGTCCGAGAGATGTCTTACGACGCTCCTCGTCCCACTCAGCGGGAATCTTGAGATGCTCCCATCCGCCAATGTCCTCTAAGATATGTCCCGAGATGTCTCTCTCATGGAGCCGCTGCATCACCGTCACCATCGCATCACGCTTCGGATCATTGAGCCGCGTTGACCAGACCTGATCGAACCATTCAAGCGATGACTGCCTGATCGTGTCAGACTGAGCCTCTTGGGCGGCGTGAGGATCGTCTAGCAGTAATCTAGATCCACCTTCACCTGTCGCCGTACCGCCAACTGACGTCGCTATTCGATAGCCTGTCTTGTCGTTCTCAAATCGCTGCTTAGCGTTCTGGTCTCCAGACAGCCTGAACATATGACCCCAACGCTCCTGATACCAAGGGGATAGCACCAGTCGTCGAGCCTTGATGTTGTCACGAATGCTCAGACTGCCGGAGTAGCTCGCGGCCAAGAACTTCTGTGACGGGTCAGTCAGCCATTCCCACATCGGCCAAATTACGCTGACGATCGTAGACTTGCTGTGTCGCGGGGGGATATTGATAAGCAGCTTGCGAATCTCGCCGGTCGAGATAGCTTCCAGATGCTCGCAGATTTCTTGAATGTGCCAGCCGTGAACGAACGGAACGCCCGGCTCGACAACGTGCCAGCTTTGTTTAACAAATTCGTAAAGAGAAGCCGAGGCAAGCCGCCTGTCCTTCTCATACCTGATCGCCTCTGCAATCAAGACAGGTGACGCTACCGCGTTCACTAGACCTGACCGTCTACGTTCCCGCTCTTCTGCATCAGATACTCCAT